GCCGCGCCGCTTGTTGAGAAACTCCTGCTCGCTCTTGCGTGCCGAGTAGAGGTTCGTATCGGCCGCCGGCGTATTCTCCCACGAACGGATGATATCGGGAAATTCCGACGACACCTGTCGCGTGAGCCGTCCGACCTGTGTGATCTGCTCCTCGATGCGGGCGATGCGGCCGGTCGAGAGGACGTCGCTCATGCGCAGCGTCATGCTGCCTGGACGGTTGACGTTGCGACTCACCGAAACGATGCGCGTGTCGCGGTATCCGCCGGCGAAATATTCGTCGCTGAGCAACCGCACGCGCTGGCCGGGCTTCAACGCCAGCTGCCGGCGGTCGACGACCGTGTAATCGGTCGGCGCAGTTATGACTGTCGTATCCTTTCGGTTTTCGGCCATGAAATCATTTACCGCATCGAGATATTCCTGCTCGGCGGCCGGATAGTAGCTGTCGGGCATGCGGATGTTCCACAACACGTACTGGTCGCCTGCGGCCGGAACGAGCGGCGGCGACGGAAGCTGCATGTCATCGTCGTAGGGCCACTGCGTGATGATCTCGAACTCGTGCGCCTCGGAGTCGTAGTTCACCTCGAAATCGCGGCCGCGCAGCTCGCCCGACTGGAATGTCACCTGTTTGACCAGTCCGCCGAGTTCGTATTCGTTGGGATCGAACGGCAGGTCGGGATCGGTAAAATACCAGATCGTGTAGGGTTCGCCGTCGTCGTCCTTCACCTCGCGGCTGCGCACGGAACCGACCGTACCGACTCTACGCGGATAGATATCGGCGAACGCCTCCTGCTCGAAGTGCTCGACGATGCCCAGCTCGGTGTCCTGCTCGACGTATTTCACGCCGCCGGGCAGTTGGAGACGGGCGGCACCGTAACGGTCGGGATCGATGTTGCGCGAGGAGCCGACCGGAAAGAGCCGTGTGAAAAACTTTACGCCGTCGGCCGCCGCGATATTCAGGCCGCCCAGCAGGGCGTCGCCGTAGGCCAGTTCGATCGCCTCGCCGAACTCACACCGGCCGATGTTGAGCGTCAGTCCGTCGAACCACCACTCCGTTTCGGCCTCCGAGGCCAGTTCGCTCAACGCATCGGAGACGTATTTACCCGTATATTCGATGGTGATGTAGGGCGTGACGATCACCTCGCCGACCTTCCAGTCGGTCGTGCCGGTGATCCGGTTCAGGTTGGCGACGATCAGCGCCGCGTGCTCGCGCGCAGGTGCCGTGAGCGTGACGATCGGATCATCGAGACCGTCCGTCGGATTGACCATCAGCGCTTGTTTGCCGAGGCTCTCCGCGCCGTAGAACTTCACCGAATAGGCCCACTCCTTGCAGGCGTTCATTCGGGGTCGGTAACGTTCGAGCGCCCAGTAACGCACGCCCTCGAAGTCCACGTAGTCGTAGACCTCGACCGCGACGCACGCGAAAGCCGTGAACGAGAGCGCGAGCACGCTCTCCTCCTGAATGCCGCACGACGCGCTGCCGTTGTCGTCGGGTGCGGCCGTCAGTTTCGGCTCTCCCTGTTTCGAGTAGATTTTCAGTTCCATTTCAGAGATGTTCGAGAGGCGTTTGAACGAGTTTGAAATCCGGTTTCGGTTCGCGCAGCGTCACGCGGAACGTCGCCGCCACCTCGCCGCCGAAATCGGTCAGTTGCGAATACTCCGAGATGCCCGTCGCATAGGTTCGGAACGTGAGACGCAGATCGGCGACATGGAGCGAGAGCCAGCCGCCGTCGCCCTCTTTGAGGAACCGGACGAAGGCGGCGTAGCGCGACAGATAGGACGCGGCATCGGGTGCGACGATGGCGAACAGCAGCTTGATGTCGCGCGCGTCGAAGGCCTGCGGCAACGTATCGGGCAGACGCACGCCGTCCTCCTCGCGGATCGACACCTCCGTCAGCTCTTTGAGCGGCGGCGGCGCCAGCAGCGCGTCGTAGTTCTCGTGCTTGTCGGCCGCTGTTTCGGCCAGAAAAGCGCCGTATTGCGTGTAGACGTCCGTCCCGTTTATCAACAACAATCCTTCGAGAATATCCATCGTTATAGGACTTTCAGGCCGTCGCGCTTCAACTCCTCCAACAGAGCGAGGATCGACGGCAGATGATCGGTATTTTTCACTATCTTGTTCAATGCATCGAGCGATGCGCCCAGCGTCGGCGTGATCCCTTCGAGACCGTCGTCCATGTTCGCCAGATGAATCTGCATCGAGGTAACGAGTCCCTCCACGCGGGAGAAGGACTCCTGCGTGACGGTCCGGGTCGCACCCGCTTTGCCGCTTTGCGCCGTCCCCTCGATGCTGTCGATCGACAGCCCGTTCTCGGCGGCGATGCGGCGGAATTCCTCCCACAGACGGTTGAACTCGGACTGCTTGCCGAGCGCGTCGGAGACCATTTGTCCGAGCGTCTGCGACCACTGGGAGAACTTCTCCTCGTCGCTGCCGGCGCTCTCGGCGATCGCATTCATCCGCTGTTGCGCGGCTTCGAAGACCGGCCCCAGCGTCGCAGAGTAGACCATATCCTTGGCCAAACTGCGCAACGCCTGCCCGACACTGTCGACGAAGGTGTTGGCGGCATCCGTGCCGTTCTCGAACGCATCGACCAGCGCGTCGGTCAACGTGCCGCCCAACTCGCCGAAGATGTTCGTCAGGTAATCCTTGATCGAAGCGAGCGCCTCCTCGTAGGTCTCCCAGTCGTCGGCCATTCGGCGCAGCATCTGCTGGTTCTCCTGCGTCAAATGCTGGAACGTCTCTCCGCCTTCGTCGACGAACCGCCGCAACGCCTCCATGTCCAGTTCGCCGCCGGAGAACAGTTCGGGCAGCAGCGATCCGAGAGAAGCGTACTTTGCGGAGCGGAACCACGTGGAGTGACGCGTCTGCACCTGCATGTTGGCGATCGATTCGGCCGCCGACTCCCACGTTTTTTCGACCTCGGCGAGACCCGACAACCCTGTCGTCGCCTGCCTTTTGTCGAGCGGCCCGACGAAGATCTCCTCGCCGCGCCGGCGCACCTCCTCCTGCGTCCGCTCGAACCGTTCGAGCGCTTCGCGGGCCACGTCGACATTCTGCGCGTAACGGGCGAAGAGCCGGTCGCCGAAAATGGTTTCGAATTCGTCGGAGTCGATCCGGGCGCGTTCGCGCATGATGCGCAGCTCTTCATTGAACTCGCGCGCCAGTCTCAGATTGCGCTCGAATGACGTCTCGCCGCCTTCGAACAACCGAACGATCGTCGTAATGACGCCGACGCCGGCCGACACGGCTCCCAGAATTGCCGACGCCTTGCCGATCTTGTCATCGCTGTCGGCATTTTTATAGGCCTTCGCGGCGTTGACGAGCTGCAACGTCGAACCGGCGATGTTCCCCGCCGCCGACACGATCTTCCCGCCCGCTCCGCCGATGGCGTCGCCGACTTCGTCGAATGTCTGCACGACATCGGTCAACACGCGATACAATTCCGTCCAGTCCGTTGTGTCGGCAGCATTCTCTTTTTCTGTATTCCCTTTCGCTTCCAGTTGGGCTTGAAGCTCCTTAATCTTCACGATCTTGGCTTCAAGAACGGCAATAGAATCGCTGTCGCCCGGTGTGCTGTTTCGGAGTTCATTGAGTTTGTTCTCGGTCTCGATCAACAGTTTTCCCAACTTTTCAATCGATGCCGACACGATCGTATCCGCCCATGCCTCGAACTGCGGGAACTGTCCGGCGAACTGCACTGCAAAGTCATCGAGCGCTTTCTGTTTCGCACGCTCGGCAATCGCCCGATTTTCGGGCCGGTCGGCCAGTTTGGCGATCTCCTTGTCGTACTTCTCGGCGATGCGCAGGCGTCCCTGCTCGTAGGTCTCGTATTTCTGCAACAGCTTGTCGAAGGATTCGGTCTCCCGCTTGTCGACTTCGGACAGCTCCTTGTCGCGGATCTTCGCCGCGCCGGCGATCGCCTGGGCCGTCGCGGCCATGACCGAGCGTTCAGCTCCGGCATCCAGATCCGCACCCGCGGCACGGAGTTTCTTGATAAGCGCGAGCGTTTCGCGCTCCTGATGCTCGTACTCCTGCCGTTTCTTCTCGTAATTCAGCCGGATCGTCGCCCGTTCCTTCTCCGCACCTTTGTCCATCAGGGCGACGGTCTGCTCGTCGAGTTCCTGCCGCTGACGCAATATCGCGGTTCTATACTGTTCGGAATCTTGGTCGACAGATTTCTTCGACCCTTCTCCTTTTCTCTTTTTCCCCGACGGATCGTCCATCAGTTGAGCCTGCTCGGCCACCGAAGCCAGTTTCGTCCGCTGCTCTTCGATGAATTGCAGGAAGGCACCCAAGTCGCCGTCGAACTTTTCCTCGATTTCGTCGACGAGTTCTTCCCCGCCTTTGTATTTCCTTACCTCTTCGAAAATCAGCTTTTGCAGCCTGTCTACATCTTTTTTGGCATTCAGAACAAGAGCTCCGGCCCATGTAAGGTCTTGATACTCCTTCGTGGCATTTCCCTGTTTGTGCCAAGGCAATGCATCAAAAATCTTCTGTTTGTCAGCTTTATCCTGAATGGCCTCGATGTACTTGTCGTACGCTTTCCGGAATCGATCGATATCCACCGTATTGTCGAAGATCTGACCCTGTTGTTCCAGATCGACCATGCTCTTGAATGCGGCCTGCGCCTTGGCGTATGCATAGATATTCGCGATGAGCGTCTTGTAGGCATCTCCGGCTTTTCCGACCAGAATCTGCTCGTCGGACAAATTCTTGAAATAGTCGGGATACTCTTCCCTGAGTTTTCGAACCGCATCCAACCGTTCGTTCATCGCCCGCGAATGATCCGTCGCAGCCCGATACAACAGGTTCAGCTTCACGACCTCCTGCTGGGCATTTCTGCTTCCCTCCACCATCGTGGCATGGAAGGCTTCTGCCGACCGTCTCGCAGCGTCGAAGGCAGCTTTTCCGCGAAACAGCTTCGAAAAGAAGTTGCCGATCTCCTTGCCGTAGGAGACCGACAGCATGATCCCGACGGCCATCAGCGTTTGCCACGAGCCGATCGACGACAACACCTGCTTCCAAACCGGCACGCCTTTCTGTCCGCTGGCCACCAACACATCGTACTCTTTGCGGGCACGCGCCAACTCGTCGGTGAAGATCGGCAGGTTGTTCGAAATGGCCAGAAAGAACATCTGCGGCCCCATTGCCAGCGACGGAAGCTCGCGTGCGATCTGTTGGATCGATACGTTGAGTCCGTTGTAGGTACGCATGGCGGCCGGAGCGTTGCGCGGCGTGAGGTCAATCTTCTGCGAGGTGGCTTGCAGTTCGACAAGTTCACGTTGCAGTGCATCGATCTGGCGGATGTTCTCCGTCTGATCCATCTTCGGCGACTGTGCCATGACCTTCTGCAACCGCACGATCTGGGCTTCGAGCGCCGCGATGCGCTTCTGTGCGGCCGTCGCATCCCGCTCCACGCCGTCGATCCCGCCGGAGACTCCTGAGAGTCCCTGACGGGTGTTATCCTTGACCAGAAATTCGATCTCGACGGGTTTCATCGCATGTCGTTGAGTTTCGTTTGAAAAAGTTCTCCGAGCGAACGCGGCCCGGTCGTCGCCGGATCGTCGCCGGCTCGGAGGGTTTCGCAATGCGGCGCATCGGCCAGCATCAGACAGAGCGTCTGGTAATTCACTCTCCACAGAATGCGATGCACCGGCCATCCCGTGGCCGAGGCGATCTGCCAGACGATGCCGAAGGGGCTATGGGAACCTTCGTAAACGGTCGTTAACTCCCCCTTTTTCGGCTTTTTGGCCGGCCCGTCTCCGGTCGAAAGGGATTCGTCCTTTCGGCCCAGACGGTAATAGGCATAAAATCCCGCGTTCCGTGCAGTTCGCGGAAACGCCGCTGCGCTTCGAGTTGATACTGGCGCGGCACCTTCCAGCGGATGAGCCATGCGACGATCGGTGCGAGCAGCAGCCCCGACAGGTAGCCCCGGCAGATCGTCAGCGCCAGCATGAGCGACAGACGCCGTCCGTGGCGCACGAGAAACGCCTGCTCCTCGTCGCGGGTGAAACGCTCGATCCGCTCGGTCGTCACTCCCAATGCGAGATAATGCCGGGCGATGCGTATTTGGTTGCCCAGACAGGGACGGCGCATCGTGACGCGCATCGTCCATGCGCGACGGCAGAACGGCAGCCGCACACGCAACAGAGGCAGCGAGATCCCTACGTCGAGCAGGGCATCCGCCGCCTCTTGTTCGATATTGCGTTTCATGGCTTACGCATTGGATTGCGAGAGCGCGACGGTGGCTTTCACCGACGTATCGGCTTCGAGGATGAATTCGAGGTTCCCCGAACGCTCGCCGCCCGAATCGTTCTCCTCGGCCGTCACGGTAACCAGTCCGTCGACGATCCTCACGGAGAATCCTTCGGGTACCGCACCGACGCTGAACGGGCCGGAAGCCTCGATGTCGACGGTCTGGCTGCCGCCGGCCTTCTCGAAGGTGAGCGACGTGGGATCGGCCGTGATCGCCGGCTCGGTCGGATAGATCGAGAAAGGCGACGATCCGTCGTAGGGCGCGAGGATGCTCAGCGTGAATTCGATACCGAGCGTATTTTCACCGCCCAAACCACCGCGCACGTTGGCCAGCAGCGTCGCGCGTTTGATCTCGATCGTCTGCCCCGTGCCGGCGAGGATCTTCACGGTGCCTTCGAGGATCATCGATTGTGCCGGCGCCTCCCATTTGTCGCCCGTGACCTTGCCGCCCATCACGGTTTTACAGTTTTTGGGAATGAGCTGAATGATCTTACCCGTGATGTCGTTGGCCGCATCGCGCGTTTTGAGATTCTTCACGGGTACGACCCGCTGCTGCGCTGCCCAGAGTTTGTATATCTGTGCGTCGTCGCCGCCCCACGCGATGCCTTCGGCCGCGATATTGCCCAGCCGCGTACCGTTGAAATAGATCGCGTCGAGCAGCATCATGTAGCCGTCGTTGGTTAATGTTACACTGCGTTTCATTGGAGTAATGTTTTAATCAGTTTTTGAATGAATCCTGTCTTGTGCGCCCACCAGCCGCCGACCGTTCCGGCGACGAGTCCGAGCGTCAGCCACCAGCCCCAGCGGGACGGCGAGCGCGAGCGCTGCTCGGTCGTTTGTGCGTACCGTTGCATCATCGAATGTTCGAGCGCGCGGTACGCCTCGCGCAACGTCGACAGTTGTTCTTGGAGCGAGTCGCTGCGGGCGAAACTCTGCTCGGCTGTCTCCTCGTAGAAAAGCGAGCGTCGGGCCAGCGAGTCGCAACGTGCCTGCAACCGGATCGTATCGCCGTAGCGGCGTGCTTCGATCGTCAGACGGCCGTCGCAGGCCGTGAAGGCCGCGCCATCGGGCAGGTCACGGAGGTTCTGCTCCGTCACCCGCAGCGTCGCCCGCTGCGCAGGGATCGGTTCCGTCCGTTCCCAACGGCGGATCACCCGATCCGTTCGTTGCAGATTCGTTGTCGCCCGTCGGCGGAGCAGCTCGTCGAGCCGCACCTCGGCGCTGACGAGTCGTGCAGAGTCCGCCACAAGGTCGGTCTGCATCGAGGTCGTCCGCCGCGACGAAGCACAGGCCGTCGTCGACAGGACGACGAGAAACAGCAGATTTCTTGGGTTCATAGTCGGTTCCCGTGCGTTTGCTGATCGCCCGACGCAGACGCTCGACCTCTTTGGTAAGACGGCCGATACGTTGCAGCATCTCCTCCTGATTGGCTTTCAGATCGGCGTTTTCGCGCCTGAGCTGGATGTTCTCGGCCAGAATCTTCTGGTTCTCGGTCGAGAGCAGGTTGATCGATTTCTGCAACTCGCCCAGCATGTCGTTGCTCTGTTTGCGGCGTCCGGCAAGCCAAGCGAAGAGACTGCCCAGAAAGCCGCTCGGCAGAGCGAACATCAGCAGGTCGTGCAATACGTTGTTATCCATCGTGCGATCGGTGTTAGACCGTTTTCATTAAGCCGCGAGCAGAGCCGAACGCTGTCCGAACTATGCCGAGGCGAGAAAACGAAGAATGAAATTCAACTATTTGTCAGGCTCGGTCGATCATGCGGGCGATGTCCGAGATCAGATCGGCGTAGGTCGTCGGATCGGCCGTACAGTAGCCGGCTTTCGCGATCTCATAGGCGAAGCGGGTCACGTCGTGGCGGAAGGGCATGGCCGCTGCGTAGCGTTTGGCCGAAAGCACCTTCGCATGGTCGCGGATACCCTCCTCCACCGAGTCGTAGTCGCGGAAGTCGCGCTCTACTTCGTAGCGGTAGCGTCCGTCGCGCAGCCGCGTGATCGAATACACCTTTCGAAAGCGGCCGCCCTGGCGGTCGTCGCGGAAATACTCGAACGTGCGCACGGTCTGTCGCTTGCCCGTCCACTTGTCGCCGGCCGTGACGCCGAAAAGGTTGTTGCCGATGGCCGAGTCGCCCCAGCCCGATTCGAGCGCAGCCTGCGCCGCGACGAAGAGGGGATTCAACCCCGTTTCGGCACAGACGCGCTCGATGGCCGGGAAATAGGTGCGTTTGAATTCGGAAGGTTTCATCTTCGCATCGCATCGTTAAGCCGCGGCCGGCGTTCCCTGTACCAAAGCGTAGACACCCACGCTGTCCTTGCTCATGATGCGGCCGCCGGCGCGCACGAGGAACGAGTAGATGTCGCTGTAATAGGTCGCGTCCCGCTCGTTTTCGAAGGCCTCGACGTCGCCCAGCGCACGGCATACCGCCTGATCGTGCCAGGCAAGGGCCGCAGCCAAGTCCGTGGCGGCACCCTCGTCGCTCCACTTCTTCGGAGCTTTGGCGGTGGTGTAGAGCGCCGATTTCGAACGCATCATGACGTTGAACGAGAAGAGTTTCCCTAGAATGCCGTTTTGGGCGTCGGCCGAGGCGAGGAACGCCGAGTTCTCGTTGGCCGTCAGGTCTCTCAGCAGCTGCGAGTACATCATGGCGTCGAGCAGCAGATAACGACCCTCCTGCGGAATGTTGTCGTTGTTGAACTTCGTCATCAGCGACAGCACATCCTCCCGCGAGAGCCCGTTACGCTTGCCCGTAGCATCCGAAGTGTAGGCGTCGACCTCGCCGCCGGTGGTGACGATCGTGTTGTCTGCCGCTGGACTCCAGTTGAAGAGGAAGTCTTCGGCGACCTTGTCCATCAGCGCCAACTTGTCCTGCCGCAGTACCGAGTTGCGCTTGTCGTAGGAGAGTTCGACGGTGTCGGCATGAGGGATGCGGACGGGATCGGTGGTGAACTCCGACAACGTGAAGGTCACGTCCGTATCGGTGCGTGTCTTCACCGTGGCAGGGAGTGTCGAACGGTCTTTCTCGACCTTCGAGGCCGCACCGGCCTGCGGGATATGGACGATCTTGCCCGCATTGACGTACTCGTCGGCGTTGAACGCTTTCGAGAGGAAGCTGTTGGAGGCGAACAACCCTTCGACGATGGTTTGTGCCCAGATTTCTTTTTGAATAGCCATAGTTCGATTCGTTTGATTGTTACATGTTGGGTTCGGTGCCGAAACGGGCCTTGAACTTCTCGCGGAACAGCTCCGGCGCCTTGCCTTTCAGTTCGACGAGCCGTCCGGCGCGGTCGAGTTCGTCCCATGTCTTCGAGGCGAGATCCGCCAGTTCGGTCTGTTGCTGTCCCTTCGCGGCATCGATCTGCGACACGACCGACTTGCGGTGAGGAATGGCGGCAAGCACGGCTTTGGCGCTCTCGAAGTCTTTGTCGAAGAACGCAAGGTAGGCGTTCCGGCCTGCGGCGTCGATGCGGCCGTCCTTCACTGCGGCGTCGACCAGCGCGACGCCCTCGGCGCGCTGCGCCTCCATGCGGATCCGTTCCTGCTCGGCCTTCTCCTCCTTGAGCACACGGTTCTCCTCGCTCAGGCGGTCGTTGTTCGCGATCAGCGTCTTGACGGCGCCGACGATATCGGCCTCCGTAGCGGAGTCTTGGAGTTTCAGAACTCCTTTGAGATTTTCGTTCATGTTTTCGGTATTTGAGTGAATATTGATGTCCATGAGTCGGACGACCGAGGTCGCGTCCGTCAGGTCGATCTGCTTGCCCGTCTGACGATCGTACATCACCAGTGCGTTGTGGTTGGCGCCGATCGTGACGACGGATGCCTCGCGGACTGTCCATCGCGTCACGGTGGGCATCGTCTGTCCCGGAAGTTTCAGCTCGGGCGCATCACTCACCTCTTCGGGAGGCCACGCGCCGATCGAAGCCATGCGGACGAAATCCGTCTCGACCTTCTTCATCACCTTGATCGCCTCCTTGTCATTCTCGTCGAAGACGGCATCGGCGAGGATTCGGGTGCCTTCGATGCGGATGTTCTCCCAACGACCGATCGGAAGCTCCCAATCCTTATGGTTCAGGAACAGCACGGGATTCTTGCGGAACTCTTCGAGATTGGCGCCCGAAGTGAGCATACGGAATCCGTAGGTATTGACCGATTCGTCGTGCAAAACAAAAGTGAATGCTGTCATCGCAACGTCTTATTTTTCGACAAAATTGAATGGAAATACGGCGCTTTGCAAATCGCATTGTAATGGTTTACAATGTATTGAAATAATATTTCACTCCTCTGAATTCCGTTGAAACAGGATTCGTTTTCGCCGCCCGAGACTGCTACCTTTGAAGAGCGAAACCCACAGGAAATGGCACAGGAACTCGACAACAAACAGAAGAAGGAGTGGGCGAAAACGCTCTTCCTGACGACGAACATGACGCAGGCCGAGATCGCGGAGAAGGTCGGCGTGGCACGCATCTCGGTCGTCCGCTGGGCGAAGGAGTGGGAAGGGTTGAAACTGACCTTTCTGCAAACGCGCGAAGCACGGATCAAGTCCACGCTGCTGCAACTCGACGAACTCGACCGCAGCATCGCCGCGCGCGAGGAGGGGAAACGATTCCCGACAGCCAAGGAGGCCGACATCCGGCGCAAGCTCACGGCCGACCTCGAAGCGTTGGAGCAGGAGGCGTCGGTACGCGAGGTCGTCAACGTGTCGATCGGCATTCTCGACTACATCCGGCAGATCGACATCGAACGCGCCAAGGAGCTGAGCAACTATTTCGATTCATACATTCAGGAGCGGATGAAATGGGTAAATTAGAGGACAGACAGGCCTGGCGCGAATGGCGCGAGTATCACCGCGCACTGAAACGGGATAATGCCGTCGACAGGCTCACGCCCATCGAACGGAAGAAGAAGCGCGAGAAGTTGGAGAGCGATCCCTTCGTGTGGATTCCCTTCTTCTTCGCCGAGTATGCCCGTTATCCGTTCGCGCCGTTTCAGAAAAGGGCGATCCGGCGCATCACCTCGCACGGCGAGTTGTACGACGTGCTGTCGTGGTCGCGCGAGCTGGCCAAATCGACGATCGTCTTCATGTGCGTGATGTATCTCGTGCTCACGGGCCGAAAACGCAACGTACTGCTCGTATCGAACAGCCACGACAACGCCGAACGGCTGCTCGAACCCTATAAAAAAGCCTTCGAACAGAACTCGCTGCTGAAAGCCTACTACGGCGACCTGCGCGAGCCGGGCAAATGGACGGCCGGCGAATTCTCCCTGACGACCGGCGCGACGTTCCGCGCACTCGGGGCGCTCGAATCGCCCCGAGGCACCCGCAAGGATGCGTTCCGCCCCGACACGATTCTGTCCGACGATTTCGATACGGATGCCGACTGCCGCAATCCCGACATCGTGAATAAAAAATGGAACTGGTTCGAAGAGGCGCTCCTGCCGACGCGCGCCGTGAGCGAAGATTTGCTGGTAGTCGTCTGCGGCAACGTCATCGCCCGCGACTGCTGCGTGACACGGGCCGGCGCCAAGGCCGACCATTGGGACATCGTCAACATCCGCGACGAGCGGGGATGCTCCACGTGGCCGGAAAAGAATACCGAAGAGCGTATCCGCCGCATCGAGGAGAAGGTCAGCACCAAAGCGTTCCAGCAGGAGTACATGAACAACCCGCTTTCCGAAGGCGAGGTCATCAAGGAGGTCGTGTGGGGCAAGTGTCCGCCGCTGCAACGGATGCAGTTCCTGCTGGCTTACGGCGACCCCGCGCCGTCGAACTCCCGCAGCAAGGCATCCTCTTTCAAGGCCTGCTTCCTCGTGGGGTACTGCGACGGGAAGTTCTTCGTCACGACCGGCTACCTCGACCACGTGACCAACGACGAGTTCGTCGAGTGGTACTACTCCCTGCGCGACTACGCCGGGCCGAGCGTGCAGCTCCGCAACTACATCGAGAACAACAAGCTGCAAGACCCCTTCTACGAACAGGTGTTCATGCCGCTGTTCGCCGCCAAAGGACGCGAACGGGGATTCATCGGCATCACACCCGACGAGCGGTGCAAACCGCCGAAATTCGACCGCATAGAGGGTAACCTCGAACCGTTGATCCGGCAGGGGTGGCTCGTGCTGAACATCGGCGAGCGCGACAACCCGCACATGAAACGGCTCGAAGAACAGTTCCTGCTGCTGAACCGTCAGATGAAGTCTCCGGCCGACGGCCCCGACTGCATCGAAGGGGCGGTGTGGATCATCAATCAGTGGATTTCGACGCTCCGGGAGGGCGCGATCACCATCGGAAAATCACGACACGCATCAAAACGTTACTGATATGGCTTTTCTGACACCCGAAGAGTTGCGGACGCATCTCTACAAGGAGAATATCGACACGATCGCCCGTGAAGACGAGACGATCGTCACGGCAGCCATCGACGCCGCTATCGAGGAGGCGTCCGGCTATCTGGGCGCCTACGACCGGGAGAAGATCTTCTCGGCTGAAAAGGATCATCGCAATGCGCTGCTGCTGATCTTCGTCAAGGACATCGCCGTGTGGCATTTCGTCAACCTGTGCAATGCCGGCACCGATCTCAAACTGCGGCAAGACCGCTACGAACGCGCGATCGCGTGGCTGCGTTCCGTGCAGCGATCCGAGACCAGACCCAATCTGCCCGTGCCGGAAGATGCCGACGGCGACGGGAATCCCGACCCCTCGGTCGGCGAATACATCTACGGCAGCAACCCCAAACGCTGGCAACATTTCTAATCATGGCACGTAAAATAGGATACAAGAAAGACGATGCGCCCGCCGGGAAAACGACCGATTCCCGACAGCTGATCGTGCAACAGATCGTCGTCAAGGCTCCGCAGCGGCGCGTCTACGATATCGGAGACTGGCGCACGAGCCTGCGGTCGGCCGACAACGGCCGGCCGAAATACCTCTACGATCTTTTCGACGACCTGCTCATCGACGGCGTGCTGGCCGATGCGATCAGCAAACGCGTGGATGCCGTACTGAACGCCGAGGTGACGTTCGTCGACGCCGACGGACAGCAGAACGACGAGGTGACGGCGCTCATCGAAACGACGGCATGGGAGACGCTCGTGCGCACGATCATGGATCAGCGATTCTTCGGCCGTGCGGGAGCCGAGGTCTCCTTCGCCGACGGATTCCGCGTCGATGTCATCAAGCCCAAATACATCTCCCTCGAACAGCGGCAGATTTGGCTCGACGACCTCGGTGCTGCGGGCGTCGCTTATGAAAACGACCCGCAGCTGCTCGTGCTCGGACAGACGGGCGACTACGGGTTGATGCTCAAAGCCGCGCCCTACGCGATCTACAAACGCGGAGGATTCGGCGATTACGCCCAATGGATCGAACTCTTCGGAATGCCGCAGCGAATCGGCAAATACAACACCTACGATCCGAAGAGCAGGGCCTTGCTGGAAGAGGCGTTCGAGAAGGCCGGATCGGCGCCCTACGTCATCATTCCGAAAGAGGCCGACGTCGAGACCAAGGAGGGCGGCTCCGGATCGGGCGATGCGTTCAACGATTTCAGGCAGGCCAACAACGAGGAGATGCTCATCACGATCCTCGGACAGACGCTCACCACCGTACAGGGCGAGCGGGGCGCGCGGTCGCTGGGAGAGGTGCACCGGGACGTCGAAGAGAGCAAGCACAAGAGCGACCTGCGCTTCGTGCAGCGGACGCTCAACGAGCGCGTGATTCCGATACTCAGGGCGCGCGGGTTTCATGTCAACGGCGGGCATTTCGTCTTTCCGGAGGCTGCCGAACAGCTCTCGGTCGAGGAGATCGTGCGACTGTCGGCGATCATCGACATTCCGGTCAGCTACATCCACGACAAGTACTCGATCCCGATGGCCGAAAACGGCGAAGCCGTGGCCGGAAGTCGCGGCGCCGCGGAACCGCCGGCAGCGGCCGTGCAGGAGCCGGACGAACCGATCCGCCACGGCGACGACCGCAA